GACATAAATGGATTAAGTTCTTATTTAGATGTGGCAACATACGATTACTCTTTTTAATTAATAAGTCAATAAAATGGATTACGTACAGACAACGTCAGCGGGAGACATTGAAGTGATATATGAGCTTGTAACAAATAAAAAACAATGGCAATAACAAAGATCTCTACTGAGGTAATAGAAGATAATGCAGTACATACTGAAAAGTTATTTGATGATGTAGTAAACATGTCTAAGGTAGGCACTGAGTTTAAAACATTATCAGCTATAACGCCAGCTTCTACTGTAGATGTTTCTTTTGGAACATCTAATGGTGCTTCGGCATTTACCTTAACCCCTACCTCTAATACAATAATTAATTTTACAAATGTTGTCCCTGGTATTAACAAGTATATTGTTATTACTGGAACAGGAAACAGTTATACATTAGGGTTTACTGTCGGAGGGGGAGCTGGTACTTTTAATAAAATATCAGGCGCTTATAATGACTCTAGTAGTATGAAAAATTTATTACAAGTTTTATGTGTAGGAAATTCAGAGTTTTGGTATTCGATTTCTCAAATAGACACATAATATGTTTGGACAAAGTATAAATTTTGGCGGCGGTTTAGGATTAGCAACTGTAGTAACAGACGCTACTACGAATGTTCTAGCCACAAGTCTTACTGCTAACGGTACTATATCTGATTTAGGACCAGGGAATTTTCCTGAAGTAGATCAAGTTGGATTTTACATAGGAACTAATTCTAGCTACGCTAGTAACACTAGACATGTAGTAAATAATGGTCAAGGCCTTGGTTCTTTTAGTTATAATGCAACAGGCTTAACAGGTTCTACTATTTATTATGTAACAGCATTTGCTGTAGGAAACGGAGGTGAATCTAGAGGCATAACAATAGCTGAATCAACTGGAGCTTCTAGTTTAAGTATATATTCTGCAGGACAATCAAGCGGTTGGACTTTTGCAGTATGTAATTGCGGATCCGCTAATGGTTATGGAAGTTTAGGAGGTAGTAGCATGGAACTTTACGCTCCGTGGTGGGGTGGAACAACAGCCACAACAACAACGGCTATTGATTTAACTTCTTATAGTTATATAGAGGTGGATTATAATTATGGAGGCATGAGCTATTCAACATTTGGTATTAGTACGGGAGCTACTTGGTCAGCATTAATGTATTGGTACACAGCAACAAATCCTTCAGGGTCTCAAATAGCTATCAGTGAAAGCTCTCCATCTGTTGTCTCATTATCTTTAGGTAATGCGAATAATAATAGAGCTTATGTATATAGAATTGAAGCATTCCCATAAAAGAAAAACTATGAGTGAAATAGAAGAAAAACCATATCCTAGCTGGGTGTGGGATGACACACTGAATACTTGGCTAGCACCAGTTTCATTGCCTGATGATATTTGGATATATTTATGGGATGAAAATAGTATTAGTTGGGTAGGCGGAGGGTGTAAAATTAATCACCCTACTGAACAGGTTTTTTCTTAAATTATATTTTTATTTTTTAAATATTTATATAATAAAAAATATTACATACCTTTATATTTGTATTTTATTTAATTAAATCAAATTTTATGTTTAATATTTTTAAAAGGTCTAAGTCTAAACAAAAAATAATTTGGGATTATATTCCTATAAGACCATCTACAAAAGCTTTTAATTTTGAAGGAGGAAAAGATTTAAAAGATTATTTAGTTCCTACTAGAGAAATTTTGCCCAAGTGGTTTAAAGGATTAAAACAAACTACTAGTTATTTTACAATGTTTCCAAATGTTCGTACATGTCCTTCTTTTATAGATCTTTTTAAAGACTCTTACACTTTTGTTGCTCCTTGTGATATACACTTTAAAATAGACGCTAAAGGTATTGATTTTGTTTCAGCAGAAGATGGTTGGTTCGAAACACATTCTCATACTGCACAAAAAGCTCCTAAAGGAGTTTGGGAAGATGTTACTAATGAATCGGGCTCTTTAAATCAGATGGGATCTTTATGGGATCAGCAGATACATAATATAAAATTTATGACAGGACTGCAGCTAGGTGTTAATCATGGAGAATTTAGATTTATGCAATTACCTAGTTATTGGCAGAATCCTAATGCAACTTTTTTTACACCCCCTGGTATTTCAACTGTAACTAAATCAAATCCTTTAGATTTACAATTAAACACGTTTATTGATTTTAAAAAATATAGAGATAAAAATGGTGATCTTATAAAAGAAGGTGTTCATGAAACTATAAAAGTAGGAACACCTATGGCATTAATATTTTTACCAGATGGCTATATACCATTTGAACACGGTAAATTAAACAAAAGATTAAGAAAAAGATTTTTATCAGATTACACTGATCATTTAAAAGAATTTAGAAATGATGATGAAAAAAATCAAGGTAAATGTCCCTTTCCTTTTTTTCATAAATAATCATTATATTTGCTTAAATAAAAAACATGAGCTTCTCAGATATAAAGATATACGGACTTAACTCTTTAGCTCTCGCTGTATCTATGGCCAACATTGACGTTATACTTAAAATAACACTATTAACTGTATCTATAGGATATACTATACACAAATGGTTTTTGATGTATGGAAAGAATAAGTGAGCATATAACTTATAAGGAAGCTATAAGATCTAACACAGCGCTTCGTTTAAACATAGACAATACTCCTGGTGATTATGAGATTGGAAATATGGTGGGCATAGCCACTTATATTTTTGAGCCTTTGCGGGATTGGGTAAATGGTCCTATAAAAATAAACAGCATGTTCAGGTCTGAAAAATTAAATACTGCTATTGGCGGGAGCTCTCGCTCACAGCATTGCCAGGGTAGAGCAATTGATTTAGACGACACCTTCGGATACAAGACAAATGCTGAAATGTTTTATTATATAAAATATAACCTAAACTTTGATCAGATGATATGGGAGTTTGGGAATGATTCAAACCCAGCTTGGATACACGTTAGTTATGTATCTGAAGCTGAAAATAGAAATCGTATATTGAAAGCTGAAAAAATTAACGGAAAAACATCTTATAAAATTATTACCGCATGAAAAAGAGAGACTTAATACACTACTTAGGAGCGACTGGAATTTTTGTATTAGTTATATTTTTACTTTTATACTTAGCCAATAACACAATACCTTCTGACAATAAAGATATTTTCGTCTCTATAACAGGGATGATAGTAGGGTCTTTGTCTGTGGTTATATATGCTATCATAGGAAGAAATCCAGATGAAGTAAATGCTCTTCAAAAAGAAGTAGAGTCTTTAAGGTCTAGGGTAGATGAGCTAGTAAAACAAAAAGACGCTTACGAATCACAGATAATAACACTTCAGTCTGATATAATAGACAAACTTAGTCTAGCAGGATCAGCTGCATTCGACACTATTTTTGATTTAAAGAAAAAGTAATGTTTAAAATCTTGATGTCACTACTTAGCGGAAACTCTAGCGGTAAGAGTAAGATAGGTGGACTCGCTATGGAGCTTAGGGAGGCTATCAAAGGAAAGGAGCTTGACCCTAATCAGATACTTGAATTACAGACTAAGATAAATCAAGTAGAGGCGCAACACCGATCTCTGTTTGTTTCGGGCTGGAGGCCAAGTGTAGGTTGGGCATCTAGCCTAGCATTTGCTTATCACTTCTTAGTGTTTCCTATTATAAGAACTATATATCCTACAGTAGAATTTCCTGTACTAGAAACAGAACCCTTATTTACGGTATTAATGGGGATGTTAGGACTTGGAGGGCTTCGTACCTACGAAAAGATCAAGGGAAAAACGCAATAAATTATTTCTATCTTTGTATTATAGTAAAATATAATATAATGGATATAAGAAAAATATCAATAGGCCCGGACTATAAGTCTAGTGCTATGCACTATTTAGTGGGGCAAGAAGTGTTGGGAGGCAACTACTTTATTCACCTAATACAAAGAGACACTTCTGAAAATACTATAAAAGTTTGGATTCAGCAAAAAGACGAAATTCTTTTATGGAAAGAGTTTAATGCTGTAATGCCGATCTCTATAGAATACAATATTCACTTTTAATGAAGTCTCCTTTTTTCTTTATCGTAAAACCCTTAAAGGGAAGGCGATATAATAACACTAAAGAGTTATCTGGTGTGGAGTTCATTACTAGCACTTCTGAAGAAAACCACTTAGCATCTAATAGATTTGGCGTAGTTGTCTCAACACCACTGGGTTATGAGGGTGATATAGTTCAGGGCGACCTGCTTGTAGTACACCACAATGTTTTTAAGTTTTATAACGACATGAAGGGAAGGCAGCAAAGCGGAAGAAGTTTTTTTAAGGATGATCTTTTTTTTGTGGAGAACGATCAATTCTATATGTACAAGCATAATGACAAGTGGCATTGCCACGATCGTTATTGCTTTATAAAGCCTATAGACAAAGAAGAGTCTTTTTTACATAAGAACTTCAAGGAAGAGCCGTTGATTGGAACAGCTAAGTACGTAAACAAGTACCTGTCTGAACAGGGTGTATCCGTAGGAGATCGAATAACTTTTAAACCAGAGAGTGAATATGAGTTTGAAGTGGATGGAGAAAAGCTATACAGGATGTATGATCATCAAATAACTGTGGTGCTGTGATTGTATTTTCTTTAGATGATGTGATAAAAGATCCTGACGCTTATGTTGATGATATATTAGGCAGAGGATTTGCTGATGTTCCTGATGGAGATAAAGTTTTTAAAGGTATTCAGCCTAGGCCTCACGACGAGCTTCAAAGCTTTGTAATGACTATGTTCCCAGATTACGTTACAACTTATAATTTTGTAAGACAATCTAGCTTGCATCAAGTTGAACCAAATTTTATTCACACTGACGAGATGATGGGGGATAAGACGGTGGTTTTGTATTTAAATAAAACTTTTCCTAAGCAAGCAGGCACTACTCTGTATAAAGGTGAAACTCCAATGTGTACGCTCTACGCCGAATACAACCGAATGATTGTGTTTGATTCTCGGATTCCTCATTCACGAAATATATTTGAAAACTTTGGAGAGGGTGAAAACTCAAGGTTAGCTCAGGTGATGTTTATAAAAAAAGTTTAATGAATTCAGAAGAACTAAAGATTCAAATAATTAGCGCAGGAAGAAAAGCTGTAGAGCAGCTGATAAAAGTTGCTAGAGAAGATATTATAAAGCCAGATCCTGAAGATGAGTTGGCGGCAGACAGATTAAAAAATGCAGCGGCAACAAAGAAGCTAGCTATTTTTGACGCGTTTGATATTTTAAATAAAATAGATTTAGAGCAGGACAATATAAACCTAGCTAATAACACTGGAGTGCCTAAAACAAAACAAGGATTTGCAGAAAGAAGATCAAAATAGTTTATACAAAACGATAGACAAATACATACCTCCTGCTGTTTTAAAAAGAAAAAACACAGGCAAGACTTGGTTATATGGTTATAATGAAAAGTATGACCTTGTTATTATATCTAAAACAGGTGAGCTAGGTGAGGTTATATCTATTAATGGATTGATTATAGGGTTGCCTAAAAAACCACCTGTTCACCCTAACTCTAAGTTAGATGTTTATAAAAGGTCTGCTAAAAAAGAAGAGCAGTATTGGGAAAGAGAAGATCTGCCTAAGGAGCTTACTAGAATATCTTCTATATTTCAATGGAATGAAATGCCTGATAATTTCAAAAGTAATTGGGTTGATTACATAGAAAATGAGTTTGATAAAAGAGAGTTAGGACATTGGTTTTATAATAACGGAACTCCAATATACATGACGGGTTCTCATTACATGTATCTGCAGTGGACTAGTATTGATATTGGATATCCAGACTTTAGAGAGGCTAATAGAATATTCTTTATATACTGGGAGGCCTGTCGAGCTGACAATAGGTGTTTTGGAATGGACTATTTAAAGATAAGACGTTCAGGGTTTTCTTTTATGGGGTCTTCTGAATGTGTAAACACAGGCTCATTAGCTAAAGACTCTAGGGTAGGTATACTATCTAAGACGGGGTCAGATGCTAAAAAAATGTTTACAGACAAGGTTGTTCCTATATCCACTAGGCTGCCTTTCTTTTTTAAACCTATTCAGGATGGTATGGACAAACCTAA